TGACTTTTGGTGGCGGTTCACCGTGGTGTCCGCTACCAGTGACAGAAAGGCCAGACGCACCTTGCGTGAACGCCTCAACATAACCCGACTCCCCAGAGGTACCCGCCTTTGGAGGATTCGATAACTCAGGAGGAAGCGAGAAATGGCTAAGAATAAAGCAGCAAAGAAAACAGCGAAGAAGGCTGTGAAGATCGTCAACATCGGAGAGAGATGACTGTAAAAAAGACGAAATACACAGTAAGAAAACCAAGGGACGGGCGGCACATCGGTATCGTCGACCCGGACCCCGTTCAAATGTCAGTCACAGGTCAGCCCATAAGGAGGACCGGGCTGGCTGTGCGGCGGGAGAACAGCCGCCGCTGGTCGCTTGACCATACCTACAGCGGGACGGTCATCGCTACGATGACGCGCAAGAAGCTCTGCGTCGAACTGGCCGAGCGCCTGTCCAGTATGGACTGGGCGTTTGGCTCCGTCACCGACGCACTGTACGTCCGACAGCAGGACGCGATACGTGCGGTAGTAAGCGCCGCGAAGTCAATGGACAGAGGGCGTTGAATCAAGTCCCACATCTGGGATATAATATCCCGAAGGAGAGATAAGTGAGCATTGAATCTGTGAAAATAGAGGACATCGACTCTTCAACGATCAGCTGGTTTGAATACTCAGAGGAAATAAAGAGACTGACCGTCGCGTTCAGGGGTGTGGTTTTACCGTCTGTTACCAGAACGCGTAACGGTATCTACGTCTACGAAGACGTTCCGATTGACGCGTTCAAACTCATGCGGGACGCAACCTATGATGATACGGCCTCGGTTGGGGGGACGTTCCATCGCGTCATCAAGGGGGGCGGCTTCAAATATCGGAGATCGGATGGATCCACTGAGAAAGACTTTTAATTTATCCATTCGAATAGATTGGTTTCGTAGATCAACCGGAAACAACAGGGAGGGATAAACAGTGACAGTAGTTACTACTTCAATGGGGCACGCACTCAGGGCCTACAGATCTAAGAACGACCTGACACTTAGGACGGCGGCTGAAGGTCTGGAAGAAAACGTGTCCACTCTGCACCGCATAGAGCAAGGCCGATCATGCAGTAACCAGACGTTCGTCAAGCTCGTACGTCTGTTCAAAATCAAGTACAAAGATCTGGAGGCGTTCGCGTCACCGGAACTCAAACCCGAGGGGAAAGCACATGGATGATCAACACGCATTGACACGGGTCTCGAAGCTCACGCCGATGGTGAGCGTGGCAGAGGCCAAGGATCAGATCGCAAAATTGAGGGAGTTTGTGTCGAACTACCTCGTACCTGATGAAGACTACGGGGTCATACCCGGAACCGAAAAGCTCTCGATGTATCAGTCGGGGGCTGAGAAGCTGATGGAGATCTACGGCCTGAGGGCGGAGTATGAGATCGTCGGCATCACCGAAGACTGGGCTATGGTGCCACCGCTGTTTGACTACACGGTGAAGTGCCGTCTCTTCTTCAAGGGGTCCGAGCCGATTGAGGTCGGATCAGAGATGGCGTCATGCAATTCACATGAGGCCAAGTACAAGTACCGGAGGGCCTTGAACGCCTGTCCCGAGTGCGGCACAGAAGCCATCATCAAGGGCCGGGCTGAGTACGGCGGCGGGTGGTTGTGCTGGGGCAAGAAGGGCGGCTGCGGCATGAAGTGGCCCGACGATGAAGCGTTCGCTGCCCCGCAGGATGTCCCCAACATGGAGGTGGCCGATCAGAAGAACACTATCCTTCAGATGGCTGAGAAACGGGCCAAGGTGCGGGCCGCACGCAGCGTAACCCGCAGCTCCGGGATCTTCACACAAGACATTGAGGATCGCAGCGGTGAACCCTACACCGCTATCGAGGCGGAGGCTGTCATCACACCCGTGGTCGTGAATGAGGATGACCCTCAACCGCCGCCCGTGAAGAAGAGGGCCGCCAAGAAGAGGGTTCGCAAAGCGGCAGCCCCGGAAAGCACGGGACCAGCCGACACTGGAGGTCCGTCCATCTCCACGCCGCAGCTCCGGCGACTGTACGCGATCGCTCGGGGTGCCGGGTTGATCGGGCCCGGAGACGATGACACCGACCTGAGGAAGCTCGTATTCGAAGAGGCCGGGGTCGCTCACGCCAACGAGATCTCTCCGGACGCCTACGATGCGGTGATCGATGCCGTGAAGGCGGTCGCCCAGTGATAACCCTGGATCCAAATACACACACCTACAGCCTCGATGGAAAGCCTGTCCCGGGGGTCAACCAGATCCTTGAGAGCGTGGGCATCTGTGACTACTCACGGATTCCCGACAAGCACCGAATCCCGGCACTGGAGCGTGGGAAGCTGATGCACATGGCATCGGAAGACCTCTTCGATGGTGTCGATCCGTGGTGGGTGGACGAGCCCTCCATTGCGGGACGGATGTCGGCTCTGGAGAAGTGGGTCGAAGAGTCCGGTTTCATCCCAAGGCAATGGGAAGAGCCGATGTACAGCTCGATCCACGGTTACGCCGGCACACCCGATGCGTTCGGTGAGGACCGGGATGGCCTGCTCCTGCCCGACTGGAAGTCCGGCCAGTATTACCCGGACTACCCGATAGCGACGGCTGCCTACCTCGCCTTGATGGAGGTCGACAGCCATAAGGTTCGCCGCTGTTCTCTTCTACTGAGAGACAACGGTACATATAAACAGGTCTTTCATGAGGATTTCTTCAGAGACTTCACCGTGTTTCAGAACGCCCTGTCGATTTTCAAGTGGAAGGCCGCAAAGCTGAGGACTCCATGAGCAGACGACGGGTCAGTTACTCAATCGACGATACATCTTGTGGCGGTTCACGCTACAGACAGCTCATTCGAACTTTCCGGGTGGCGCAGCGGATCTGCGATGGCCCGCCACCCACCATGCACGAGCTGGCAAGGGCGATGGGTGTCAACGACCGGACCATCCGGCGTGACCTCTCGTTCATCGACATGATCGTTCCGGTATTTAAAGAGGGGGGCGGCTCCGGACGACGTTCGGCCACTTTCTCATTCGATGACAAGAGCCAGTCTCGCATGGGCTGGCTCAAAACAATCTGACGGAGTACACACATGGCAACAAAATTGAAAATCAAAGAGACCGATCTCACGCTGGTAGGGGTGGCTGAGGCCCTGCCGGAGATCGCAACCCAAGATCAGTACACACAGGCCGCCGATGTCGGGCGGCAACTCAAGTCACTGGAGAAGGTGATCAAGGATCACTACGCTCCACTCAAGCGGAAGGCCCAAGAAACACACAAAGCAATCGTGGCGGCAGAGCGGGGTCAACTCGCGCCTGTATATAACCAACTCGGCAAGGTCAAGCGCCTCATGCTGGACTGGAACGCAGCACAGGAACAGGCTCACAGGGCTGAGGCGGAGGCGGAGGCCAAGCGCATCGACGAAGAGAATCAGCGACAGGCCGCCCTTCAGGCTGAAGAGCTGGACCGTAGGGGCCGGACCGCAGAGGCGGACGAAGTAATTACGACGGCTTTTGAACAGAACGCCGTGGTCATCCCGACTAAGGCTGCGAAGGCCGATGGCATAGCCATGACCTACAACTACAACTTCGAGGTGTTCAACGATGCGGTGGTGCCACGCAGCTACCTCGAAGTCAGCCGGACTGCGGTGATGGCTGCGATCCGTGGGTCGGATGGGACCGTCGTGATCCCTGGCATCAAGATCATCAAGACTCCCAGCCTGAAGATCACGGGGGCATGATGGCAGGAAATATCACTCTCGACGTGAGGATACAGAAGGCGGGACAGACAGCGTGGCCTGAGCTGAGTGAGGAGCTAAGGCACGCTCGTATCGTGGAACTCGACCCCAAGCACCTGTCGATCGCCATCATCGAGCGAGGCCTCAGCAATGGGGCTGCCGCCGTGGCGATACGGGTTGACCTTCCCGATGGCCGGTGTGTCATGGTCCAGAACACCGGGGAGAATTTCATACGACTGGCGCACGCCATCTACGCCATCGACAACAAGGGGTCTAAGCCTCCAGAGGAAAACAGAGGTTAGTTATGAAGAAAACAGTGACGCAGGCTGACTGGGACAGGATGAAAGCCACGTTCGAACCGAAGGCCGAGCCGCCACCGCCGGCCTGCCCCGACTGCAAAGACACCGGGTGGAAGGATGTCGTGGAGGAGTCTCACGGCTGCGACCCCATCCACGGGGTGACGCGCTGTGGCTGCCAGATTCGAAAGATCGCCGCCGAACGGGCGAAGAACGCGATCGAATCGCTGGACAAGATGTTCCACGACGCCGACCTGTACAAATTCGAAGAGAAGAACGACTGGCAGGGCCGGGCGCACGCCATCGTGGTCAGCGAACCGCTGGAGAGCTACCTGTTTACCGGCCCCAACGACCGGGGCAAGACCTACCTGATGGCGGCTCAGTTCAGGGCGTGCATGGAGGCGGGGGTGGAATGCCACTTCCGTACCGCACGGCAACTCGTCGACGAACTCAGAAAGCATGAGACCACCGACGGGTACATCTCTGATGTCTGGGACAAGGCGGACGCACACCCGGAGTACCACCTGTTCATCGATGACATCGACAAGGTGAACTTCGAACGCACAGGTTTCCGCCAAGAAATTCTGTTCGAACTGATCAACAAAATCTACGCCCGGTTGAACGGCATCACGTTCACATCGAACATGAGCCTGCACGATCTGGCTAAAAACGGGATCATCTCAATTTCGGTGGGGCGGCGTCTGGACGAGCGTTGCACCATCGTCGAATTCTAGGAAGATACTTTAGATATGAATTTTCTGGGGGGTCCGGTATCCGTAAGGCCCGGCGCGGTTTCATTGGCCGTGTCTCGCCCCCCTCCAAGCTTAGGAGCACGCACATGCAAGATGTTATTCAGAACGCCGATGCTGTCCTGTTCATAATGGCCGGGGTCGCCATCGTCGGGGCCATCCTCGTCACAGCGATCACCTTCTGTAAAAACCACACCGCATTGAAAGTCAAAACCATCACAGTCGGTGATATAGCCAGATTCGAACACGGCCCTTATAAACTCGGGGCGAGGATATCAATCCTAGACGCCGGACCCTCAACCCGCACGCGCAGGTGGGAAGTCGTGGATATCATCGGAGACACTGTCACCGTGCGTGAACTACCGGAGGAGTTGCAATAAATATGACCCAATTCGATCAGGTTTTAGCAGCGATAAGGGACGGACACACGACGTCGATGGAGATAAGCGGCCTTATGGATATATCTCAAGCTGCTGCGACGACATGCCTGTGCGGCCTGCACGATCTGGGATTGATTGAGCCTGTAGGAAAGCGCCGGTACACCAACAGCAGGTCCGGTCGGAAGGCCATTGTCTGGGGTGTGGTTGAGGAATCCGGGGGTGTTAAATGAGTGTCACGATAAGACTGTCGCTTCCACCGAAGGGACTTCATGCACATAACAAAGGCAGCTGGAAATCGAAGGCAGGCCCGACCAGGCGATACAGGGAAGAAGCGTTCGTCGTCGCCCTCGGGTCGAAGCGCAAATTCAAGCGCCGGGCCGTTCTGTCGATTGACTTCTACTGGCCCGACCTCCGACGCAGGGACTCACTAAACGCGGCTCAAGGGTTGAAGCCAGCGATCGACGGGTTGGTTGACGCCAAGATGATCAGAGATGACAACTGGCAGGCCCTGAGTATCGGGCATATCGAGTCCCATCTTGACAGAGAAAAACCTCGCGTGGAACTCACGCTCACCGATGCCACATAACACCACAGACAAGCGACCGCTGAAGGATCGCGCATTCGTCTACAGCCAGAGAGAAGCGGGGGAGCTGGTCGGCTACACCCTCCGCTCCATCGAGAATTGGATCCGAACCTGCGGTGGGTTCCCGGTACTGCCGACCACCAAGTCTGCGATATGGGCATGGCTGCAACGCATCCATCGCCCTGTCAAGCTGTACCGTCAGAGAGGTCCGACACGTCGCGCCGTTATCCCACTGTGGGAGAAGGGCCTTGGGCCAGAGGCTATCGCTCAAGAGCTTCAGTCGAGAGGTATCAGCGTGGACCAGCCCGGAGTGACCCGGCACATTCAGAAGGAGCTTAAAAGACGCGCACTGGAGCGCGTATTTGGAGTGCGATGAATATAAATTTACCGATTGAACTTCTGATCGCTTTAGCGGCGATTCTGCCTTACATACCGGTGTGGGTTACGGGCGCAATAATCGGACTTGACGGGGCTAGCATCGTATATTCCAAGAAGACATTGTTCGACAACAAGAAGCGGACAGGCAGCGTCGACCGTGAGAGCCCGTCGTGGGCTCAGGCCATCATCGCGGCCATCGCCAATGACCGGCTGATTCTGACGTGGTCGTACAGGGTGTGCGTCGCCCTTTTCGGCGACAACCGGCAAGGCTGGATGGCGGTAAACCTGCTTATCCACGGCTTCAACGCCGTGTTGTTCTACTGGTTCGTGGGTCTGTTCGCATCCGAGAGCATGGCGATACTTGCCGGTATCGGGTGGGGTGTGAATCGGCTCAATACCACTGCAGTCATCACGCCTTCAGGTCGAAGCTCGACGCTGTGTTCCACATTCCTGATGGGAATGTTGGTGCTGGCGTTCTCAGGTCACGGGATCTGGGCAACGCTATCGGGGGCGTGCGCCATGCGAACCAAGCAAGAAGGTATCGTCGCTCCGGCGTTGCTGGCCGGCGTGGCCTTCGTGCTGTGGGTCCGACTATGAAACTCCCGCACCTCGGCCACCAGATCGGTTATCTCTGGCGTGCCTACCCATCCTATCGGATGCTCTGGCACTTCTTGTACAGCGGGGCGGTCTTCGGACTCAACACGAAGCTGGACCCGGACGAGACAGAGATTAACCTGAAGGGGCGGCCTCCGCTGATGATCCCGGTTTTCATTGTGGCCGGTGTCATTATCCTGTGGGGGCCGCTGCCTTTGGCTTTGGCCCTTGTCTTGATGTTCTGCTCTCCGCTTCTGGGATACACCGTCGTCAATATATCCGACTACGTCATGGAAATGCGCGGGTACTTCGCCTCTGCCGGCGCCGCCCTAGCTGTGGCGTGGTTGCCGTGGCGGCTGGCGTGCGTCGTCGTCGTGCTGTGGATGGCTCTTTCCGTATTCCGCGCGTTCGCCTACCGCAACGAGACCGTGTTCTGGTCTCAAGCCGTGAAGGAAAGTCCAAACAAAGTGCGGGTGCTGCTCAACTACGCGTCCCGGTTGCGGAAGGGAATCGATGACAGGGAAATGGAGTCCGTGATGGTGAAAGCCTTGTCGCTCACGAAGAAAATCCACCCGGACTGGCCGAAGATTATTAGCAACCTCACCCGTCTATACCTCATGCAAGGCAAGACCGGGTCCGCAAAGAAAACAATCGCAATAGGATTTGACGCGTGGCCCGATGAGCCTCACCTCCATACAAGCAGGGGCCTGTACCTGATGACCATTTATGAATTCAGTGAGGCGATCATGGCCTTCGATAACGCACTGAACAAGGGAGGGTCAGAGATCGCCGAGCTGAATCGATCGATCTGTCTTTTCGAAATCGGAGACCATGACTCCTGTTACGCCGGGTTGTGTCGGGTCGCCGAGACTAAGAGTTGGGAGTGGCTGGAGACACAGCTCTCTCACTGGCAACTTATGACGACCCTCTACGACGAGGGTTACTTTGGAAAGGAGAAGCAATATGCCGTTGCTGAATGAACGGATCCACAGAGCGTCCCGACTGCGGGAACTCTACATGGTGACAACGATGATGGACACCGGGGTCGCTGAGTTCCAGCCGCACGTCGAGGATCCACAAGAAGCCATCGATACCTTCGTGTCAAAGGCACGCGAACGCGGAGGCCGGCCGCCGCTGAATATGTCACCGGCAGACTTCAACCCACCGGCCGACCCGGCCCTGTACTTCATCACGGTTGAGCATGGACATACCACGTCGCACAAGGGGCCGGAGCTTGCCACTTTTGAAGAGGCCGAGACGATGTTGATGTCGCTGGAGATTCGGGACAAGCCACTCATACATGACACGGGGATAATCGACCACTCGCAACCGATATACAGGCTGTGGCGGGTTCTGGGTCGATCGACAATACGTCAAGGGCCGCGTAGTGTCGGTGTCGCCCTATGGCAGCTGGTCAGCTCCAGACATTCGGAGGATCTTGGATGACACAGCTCACCCCTGCTGATCGGATCGTTATTGCCATCGTATCGGTCGAATGTGTCGCTTTCCTGTGTGCCCGGCTCCTTTGGCGTGGCTTCGTTTGGGGCCACTGGACCCTGTTTTAGCTGCAATCGATTCGCGTTTGTTGTAAGGTTCATTTACGACTGTCAGTCGTGACCGAGCGGCGGCACAAAGTATAAGACCGCGGAGTCAACGCGAACGGAGGTCCGATCAATGAGAGTAGGACAGCGATATACGAGCGTACTTCTCGCCAAGACGCAGTACGCAACCACCGCAGCAGCAACCACCGAAGCAGTCCGGACGCACGAACGGACAGACAAGTGGGGCGACCGCCTCAACGTCACCATCTTCTTCAGCAAGACCAACACCGATACCGCCACCGTCGATATGGATTTCGAGATCACGCCCGACACTACGGCGGGATCTGAGATCTGGTACGTGTCGGACTCCTTCACGCAGAGCGCAGCGTCTGCAGGTTACGCCGAAGACAAGCAGCCGACGGCTCTTGCCCGGCTGTGCCGTGCGACCGCAACCATCCCGGCTCAGACCGCATCAACGGCCGCACCGAAGGTCGGGGTTCAGGCCAGCTTCCCACTGATCGGCTACGCCGGCAGTTAAGACCCCATGCCCGCTGTAATATGGCTTCCCGTGTTCGAGGTCGATGACGGGAAGCCGCTCCACTTCACCACCACAGACCGAAAAGAAGCCGAAGCCCACCTTGAGCGGGGCGCAATTCTGGGCGCCAGACCGTTGCTATTTAAGCTCAAACTGGACAAAGGGTGGCTGTACGTAGAGAGGGTGAAGCGGAATATACCCCACAGAATCGCTTCTAACGGGCTTTCGGGCACCCAGACGACCCGAGGTACCCATGGGGCCGGCAAAGCAGCGCCTTCCCTGTAGACAGCTCGCTAGGCTTGCCATTCCTCGGTCATCTTGGCTACGAATTGGAGCAGATCCACTGTCTTCCGGTGATGGCAGGGATAATCGAAGTGAGCGTGGATCGGGAAGGCCGCCTCCCGTACACGTTGAGAGAACACGAGGTCCTCGCTCACAGTGATACGGCCGTAGTCGTCCATCTCAGGCCGGAACGGTTGCTGATCGAGGACCTTCGCGGCCACGTCACGCCGCACCATGAAGCACCCACCACCGATCGCACTCACCGCCTGAAGCCCTTCACCGTGAGTCCGGGGCACATGCTTTCCCTTGACAATGTCGTAGCAGTTCAGACTGATCGATCCGGTGTCTGTGTCGTAACACGGGGTCGGAAATCCTACGATCGGGAGGTTCTCGTCGGCAATGTTGATGATTTCGGGAAGGCACGGCGCGTTGTCGTTGTCCACAGAGAACCAGATGTCGCAGTCGGTCGCAAGGAACGAGGCCATACAGTGCTGTCGCATCGATTCCGTCGGACGGAAGTTTCTGGGTCGGTACAGCTGGATCTCGTGCGGGTCCTGAAGCATCCAAACGATGAAGTCGACCAAGTCGTCGTGGATCCATCCGAGGTTGGGGATGGTGAGAAAGACTTTTAATTTATCCAAGGGCCAGCCATGACGTACCATCGCTGTATCGAACCATGTTGGTGCCGCTGGTTCCATCAGACACGACGATTAACGTGTAAGCGTGATTAGAGGCGGCCGGTAAGGTGGCCTCAGTGTAAACTCCAGGACCGAGCGGAGACAGAAACAGCTGTTGAGGTATGAAGGTCCATCTCCCATGAACCGTCCGTGTTTCCTTGAAATCCTTAGCGATGAAAGTCATGTCTAATTGTTCTTTCTAAACTTATCGACAATATCAAGAGCCTGTTTCGTCTTCGCCCGCTCTGTCCGAAGCTCCGAGTTGAGCGCCTCGATTTTGCGGGTCGTTTCCCTCCGCTCTTGTGTAAGTTTGTTGATAATCCGGTTCGCCTCGGCCATAAACGGATACGGTTTTTTCATTTCCTCTCGGATACGTGCATCTACTAGGAGCTGAAGTTTGTTGTCGTAGTCCTGCATCGCCAACCCCAAATTATGACATCCGATTAATAAAATGGAGTGTGCCCAATAGCTACACCGCCTGAAGGGGACTTAACTCCCGATGGAACACCTAAATCTGCATAGCTTCGACCATTTCCACTATTGTAAAGAAATGTTTTTTCCGCCGACGAAAGAACTTTTTTCCAGAAACCCCATTGATCTAAAAGTCCATCAAAGTAAGAGCCTGGACCTGCGTGTGCGCCAAGTGTGAAGGGCGTATTAGTCGTTGATGGAGCGTTTGACCCTGTCGCTGCACTAGTAATGGTCCCGTTATCGACTTGCAGATTCCAGGTATTGGCTGTGGAATCAAACCAGAGAACCAGAAAAAACCAAGTACCCGCTCCGTGTCCACCGCCGTCATCAAATCCAACGAGAGTTCCACCGTCAGTGGAAATAGAAGATGAAAAGTCATCGCCGTCTGAAGGATGATCTCGGAAGTTCACATACCACGAATCGGTATCATCGCTTGGGCCAGCATTCGCCCATTGTCCAACTATGAAGCGACCGGAGGTGGTCCCAACAGCTTCAATATTTATCCATCCGCAACAAGTGAAATCTACATCTCCAACCTGTAAGTCAGCGCCGGGTACTATGCTTAAGTATTCACTGTTAGACGTTTCGAGGTCAGCAGCTTCGCCTACCTTGCCAGTTGCCTGTGCAACCGTGTTGTTGTCGGTTAGGTGATTTGACCCGTGTGAGTCTGCACGAGTCCCTGATGATTCTTCAAGTTCCCAATAAGAAATTAAATTGTCATAGATTGCCATGGCTTACCGACTACCTCGGCCTCATTGGCACCATCTCGGCCCATTCTGCGTCCCTTCCTTCTGAACCAAAGCTTTTTTGTTTTGTCCATGTTTTTCCATCTTCAATAACTGTTGCAACTGCCACCCAGCCTTGGCCTGCGTCACCATAGTAAGTATGGAGTGCGACTGAAAAATTCATTGCGGATGGAAGCGTAGCTCCAAATTCATCCCAGTCCTCTGCTTGATCTGAAGGATGAAGACTTAAATCAGGAGCAATCGCATTTCCATCTTCAGGGACAGTTTGCGGAGTTCCAACCCCCTGAAAATACCTGTTGTTATGGGATGATTTATATTCTAGCTGAAGCGGTGTGAACTGCGTAAAAAGAGAATCGAGTTCAGCCCCAATTCCTTCAAGTAGCGATGAAACAGGCATAACTTAAATACTCAAGCTTAGTCTGAGTAGGCATTAGCGGTGTATTCAACTCTAACTGCAATTAAACGCGCATCGCCTGACAAATCATCAGAAGCAACTTTACGGCCTACGTTGAAAACAACATACTCATCACCAGCAGGAGAACCTCCGATAGTTATTGCTGATGAAGTTGGTGAAATATGAACATCGTTCTGAGCAATCCAAGTATCTGATGTTGTTATTTCTGTTCCGTATGCTTGGTCAATAGCTTCATCGTTATTTAAAGCTAAAGCCTTTATTCCCCAAACAACTGTTTCACCCGAACCACCACCAGCATTAGTCCAGTAGAATGTAGCTGTGACAGTCCCTCCGTTATAACTTCCCGGCATAGCTATATTCCAGAAGCACCGTTCTTCAGAAGAAGTGTCAAAATCAACAACGTAGTAGTCGATGTCGTTGGTTCCAGCTTCAATTACTGCAGGGTCAGCCGCTCCAATAGTTGTAGTAGGCGTTGCACCGGCAGCCGTTAGAATCATTGTCCGTGTTGGGGTTGATGTCAGGTCCGTAATGCCATTGACCGAGGTGGAACCGCTGATCGTCGTGCCGGTGATCGCTGCAGGTGTGGCCCCGCCTATAATCGCGCCATCTATCGTGCCGCCGTTAATATCAATCGTCGTGACGATGCCCAGGTTAGACCACGTACCCGTTAGCGAACCACCCGACGTTGAAGTGAGCGCGGCGGTGATAAGAAGTCCCGTGGTGTCTGTGATGACGCCGTCGGTGATGACGGTGCTGCCTACGGTGAAGTCGGTGTTCGCGTCGATAGTGGTGCCGACGATGCTCGATGGGCTCGCCGCTCCAATCGTGGCGCCGTCGATCGTGCCGCTGTTGATGTCGATCGCAGCAGAAATCAGGAGCCCTGTAGCGTCCGTGATGACGCCATCAGTGATAACCGTTGCCCCGACAGTGAAGTCTGTTGTCGCGTCAACTGTCGCCCCGGTAATAGTTGTACCGGTAATCGCTGCTGGATCGTCCCCACCGATGACCGTCCCGTCAATCGTCCCACCATTGATATCGTATTCATGTTCCGTTTCACCGATGAGGATGGATTCCCCGTTTATCTTTAGTGGTATGGAGGAATTTCCGACAACGATGGCACCGCTGCTGTCGATGCTGCCGAAGGGCGTTACTATCTTGCCGTCGTTACTTTGCAGCCATAATTCTTCACGCTTCAGTCTCACCGATACGCCTCCCAATCACCGCCGGCGGTTACGCCATAGTGAAGTCCGCGGGTTCACGGTTGACAACTTCCATGTCCACCTCTTCCGCATTGATTACGTCGTCGATCAAACCTTCGATATGTGAGTTGGCGGCCTGCCACGGGTATGCATCTAAGAGTTTCTTAAGATGTGTGTGTTGCGAGTCGCTTATCCGGAAGACACCGTCATCGTTGCACGATTCGAGGATGTCCAGCATTCTGACGCGCCTCCGAACCTCGGACACGCTCATGCCCGCCCGGCTCGACGCTTGCTCAATCACGGCACGCAGCGTCGTCTTATAGCTATGTGTAAATCCCGGCCTTGTAAGTTCTATCTCTCGTGCTTTCATAGCCCCTCATTCTAATATGCGTCCGGTAGATTCGGGTTTGCTCCCGGAGTCCGCCTGAACCCCGAAAGCATATTCTCTAGGCGCTCGCCAGCATCGTCGGTGCCTCCAGAGCGTCGGCCAAATACCAGCGAATTGCTGCCCCCTCTCGCTCCGTAGCCAGAACTTGAGAGATGGTGCGGGGTTGGGCCTTCTATACCACGCGCCGACGTTCTGGCCTCAGTTCCTCCCCGCCGGTTCCTTCCGAGGGCCGCAGCCAACGAATACGATGATGACTGCCCTGAGATCGGTGCGGTCGCTCTCGACTCCGGAGCCTGAGTGATGCTGGATATTGAATATCCCCCGGCCAGCAGGTTACTCAGCAGAATTGACGAATCGGGCGTCCCATCCAGATTAACTGACTGCTCCTGCCCTCCCTCATCAGCAAGCGTCGCTACGGCGTGGGAGGGTGGCGCCAAAACCGGGTCATCCTCGTCAATGGAGCCACCGGGGCGGAATTCCGGGAGTCCGGTGCCGTAAAGTTCAGGGTCCGGACGGTGCATGGCTTGGGCGCTGAACCCGGTACCTCCACCGACCTGAGATCGCGTTGATGCAAGAGCCGACGAGAGCCCGGATTGCTGAACTGGCGAGAACTGCCCGGGGTATCCCTGAGGTCTTCCGCTCCCATGTCCACCTCGCACGACTTGAACTGCTCCCTGAATGGGCGCGAACTGCCCGGGGTACCCTTGGGGCCTTCCGCTTCCATATCCGCCTCGAATCATCTGCATTTATCCCTCCAAGACGCCTTCGTCTGTGACTCTACTCCACGCGACCAATCCTACCATTACTTCCCAGCACCGCGTGATTTTAACTCAAGCCGAAGCGATTGCACCAGACTGAGAAACACCCCGATGACAAGCGCGATCAGGATCCTGTTGTTGCTCTGACTGACCCCTTCCATGCGGGCCACTGTCACCGTAAGTTCGTTCATTCTCGTCGCCATTTCAGGGTGAGCCGCGAGCGCGGTGTGGTTCACAACTTCCGCCTCAAGTGTGACAAGGCGTTCGCGGGTCGTGGTTTCGATCTGAGCGTCGGCTTGTGGGGTCAGCATCAGTAAGCCGCCTGAAAAAAACATCCAGCCTATGATCACGGAATTCATAGCAAGGTTCATTATTAGTTACCCTCCGGCCAGCTTCAATGGCTTTCTGCCTCCAGCGATCCTATTGACCGCGGTGACGCCCATTTCTTTCAGGAGCGTATCTAGAGCGGGGAACTCGTTCACCTTCCTGTCCTTCAGCATCCCCAGTTCTTTAGCCAGATTATCGAGGCACGCTTTCCGGATCGGCATCGGCAAGGCCTCGTCCCTCCATATCGCCAGCCACTCCGCTTTCACGTCTTCGGTGCTGAGGACTTCAGAATGCGTGACCGCCTTGTGCGGCTGCGGCGCATTCTTAGTCCGCGAACGCGGCGACGGTCTCCTCGCTGGGCTGGGTGTAGTCGGGGGTGTCTGCAAAGGGGTCTCTGAATCTCCCATCTTTCCGTAACCTCTCTTGCTTGGCCGGGTACGTGATGTCTTCTGTGGCCCGCGTGCCATAGTCTAAGGCATAGAATCCGGTATCACCGCCTACTTTCCGGCCAAAGACGACAGCGGACTTGGTGATCACACGGAACATCTTCCCGTGGCACTCGGAACAAAACACTTCCAGTGCAGGGTCGTACTCATGGATGGATCGGAATAAATCCGTCGCCCACCCGCACTCACACTCGTATGGATACATCGGCATTTTTATAGTCCTAATCCACACCCATTGGCTGGATGGGTTGAATCCCGCTGCGGTCCTCGCGGGGCACTGTCAACGGAATCCCGGTCAGGTCTTCGATCTGTTTACGCCCCACCGAAGCGGGAAGGATTCGATCGATCTCTCGAAGCAGGTCCATCGGAAGATCACCGATGGCTTCGCCCGGGTCAACAGCGGCGCCTGCCGCCCAGTTGGCGAACCTCGACATGTTCTGAACTGACGGGCCGACGACCGCTGTAAGGAAGTCGTAGGCCATTGGGCCGACCGTCTCTGTCAATGCCCACGCCATCCCTATGAATCTGGAGAACCGGCCAATCGCATTGGCGCGTTCACGGCCACTCAGCCCATTCCGGAATATATCGTCCAGCATTCCGACGACGAAGTCACCCTGCCGGACTGGGTACGACATGAACTGAGCCATGCCGGGCACGGTCTCACTGAACTTGGTGAGGACTCTGGAGGCCGAGGCGCGGTTGTACGCGAACTGCGTGCGCTCCACCATGTCCGTGGCGTAATTCTCCAACTCCTGCCCGGTCTTCCCGAGAGCCCTCCCCTTGCTGAGAGCGCCATGATAGGAGATGCCGCGGTTAAGTGCTTCTGCGCCACGGAATAGGTACAGCATCCGGTCGCGCACAGGCCTCGCCTGCATGGCCCTGCCTGCGGTGGTCTGCAGTACCTCTTCGAGGCCCGCGTAGTCCAGAAGCAGCCCGGTCTCTAGGAATTTTTTGCGGCCTTCCTTCGTCCCCAATTCGATGAGTCCAGCTAACGAATGTTTCACGCCGAGTTGCGGGTAAGTATTCAGAAGAGTCTGCGTCGTGTTGATTAACGCGATTCCGGGGTTGCCTCCAATGAAAGCGTCGTAGTAAGTCTGCCCCAGGAGCCGGGCTGTTCTCTTGTATAGACGACTGGCGGTCACGCGGTCACGCGAGCTTACCGTGCCCACGAAATTATCTGCGTACCACCTGCTGAGTCCATCGAGGAATTCATCCATCTCACCAACGGCCTTGCCCCCACGATCCAGCGCCTTCAATGCCTTGTCGTATGCCGGGAGATCGAAGATGGTCCGCTTCGCTTGGTTCATGTAGAGCGGGATGACATCGAACAGGTCAAGGGAGTAATCGCCTGGATCAACGAGCTTGCGATCGCGGAACAGCTTCGAGACAAGTTCTTCCGGTAGTCGTTCGCGGAACATGTCGGTGGCGTCGGCCTCTCCGAACCGTGCGCCTTCGATATCTCGAATGTGCGGCCAGTAGTCCCGGACGTACCGCACTGCTCCGCCTCGCCGGAGAATCAATTCGCGCGTGTCCTTTTCAAGCGACCGCATCCATATGGGATTGAAGAATTCTTCACGTAAACGCTCGGCGGCGGCTTGGGCATTGTCAGAGGCACTCGGAACGCTGCGCCCGTCTAGGATTGAGGCCACGTCGAGCGAGTCCCTGCTCCCCTGCTTGAGCTTGAAGTCGATGACGATCCTTCTAACGATCTCCGTCTGCTCATGTAAGAACTTGTTAGATGCCTGCGAAGCGCGCCGAATTGGTAAGACGACAGCCTCTCGACCATTCCGCTCAAGAACGACATCGGCAGGTCGGAAGTTGTCGAAGAACATTTTCGCTGAGTTCTTGGCCGACTCAGCCCGCCCTCCAGTCTCCGGAGGCCGCGTGCCGATCGGCGGCGGTGCGCCCGAGGCTTGCCCCGCGGGCGGCAGCGGATCCACCGCCCCACCACCCTCTGGCAGGTCGGGGTTGACTCCTCTCTGCTTCGGGACCTCACGGACTCCAGCGAGCTTCACGTCCTCGGGGGAAAGTCCGGCGCTCACATCCCTGGCTGCGGCATCCGCGCTGACGCGAGCCTTTGACGCTGCGTCCTCAGGTATGACCTCACGAAGACGCAGCATTTCCGCTCTGATTCTGTCCTGCGAAACATCGTCCAATTCATTGAAAGTCCTACCTGAGAAGCGGGCACCACCGACCGTTGACTGCTTGCCCGGCCGCGTCAACACGTAGTCTTCCAGTACTGCGAGATAGTCCGCCGCATCGGACGGTGTGAGGTTCTCCACATTCCTTGTAACTCCGGTCTGTACATTCTCATACAGCCGGTCGAGCATTGGGGTTTCGCCTGGCGGTCGCGTAGTTGGCCGCACGCCGCGCGGTCTGGGCGGTCTGGGGGGCGGGGGTGGCTGACGGCCCGGGTCGGCTACGCTTCCGTAGCGTTGGTTCCATTCATCCCAATCCCTCTGCGTGCGTTCGGCGCGACGAGCAGCATCACGCCCCAGCTGCGCCTCGCCGTACTCGGCTGACGCCTCGACGGCCTGTCTAAGTTCAGCATTACTGCTAGCTTCGAGGGCTGTATCGAGGGCCGACGGTTCATTGACCACCCGCCGCACCTCGGCGACCGCATCCTCTAAGCTCTCCCCGGGTGGGACCCGGAACCGGACCGTGCGTGTTGGCGTCCCCATCAACGCCCTGATATTGCTTTCCGTTTCATCTCTGCCCGACTGCGTCAACCGTTCAATGGCTTCCTGCCGAGTCATCGGGATGCCCAGTGTTTCCTGAGAAAAGGCCAGGTCTTCACCCCCCGGTCTCCGCAGCGGTTGCGTAACTTCCATGACGTAGATGTCGCCATGATGGCGCATTATCCGGTCCCCACCAGAGACAACCTTGTCGCCCCTCTGGGTCATGCCCGCCCTTCTAAGCATCGATGATATCCCCACACCCTCCTCGTCGAGTCTGAGCCTCCACCGCTGGCTACCGCCCCGGGACATCTCCTCGATGTCGCTCCTGATGAACGTGGACGCTTCGTCGGATCGCGAGAACGCCGGGACGATGTCGCCTGTCTGCTGGAAGCCGAACGTCCCCTCCGGCGTGTCCGGACCTCGGGGCCTGAGTTCGCCCGGGACAACGTCCTCACCGGTTCCTCGAAATAGTTTCGTGAACCGTCCGTGTTTCCTTGACCGCTGCATCACCTCCTGGATAGCCTCTTCCGTCACAGCTCTGCCCGTTACCATGCCCGACTGCGTCAACGATTCAATTGCCGCCTCTCGCGTCAACGGGACGACCTTGTCGGCCTGAGTGATGACAGGGCCTGTAGCCGCGTCTGGAGGCAGAAGCCTTTGCTCCAAAGGCAATCTCCCCGATGCGTATTTGGGTATCAGTACCGGCTGTTTCAGGGGCCGGACCTCGCTGCTTGGCTGGAACTTCTGGACCCGGAGCAGCGCCTCGGTGGATTCTCCAGCGGCGGGGAGTTGCCGTTCCGGCGGAATGTATTCTTTGTAAGGAAGCGGCCTAAGGCCGCGTTTGGCCCTAAGGGCGTTGATCATATCGATCTCAGCGTCGGTGTGTTGCGCGGTTCCCGACAGGGCTTCATCGCTCTCGCCGCCAGCGTAACGCCTGTAGAGATTCATGAGCCTTGCTGCGGCTGACTCGTCTACCGGTGGAGGAATACTGCCTGCCTCCCGCGCCATCTCTCCTAGCGTTTCAGCGGCCGAGGAGCCACGGTACTGAGGCCCGGCACCTGCCGCAGTTTCAGCATCGCCTGCCGTCCCCACGCTCGCCCTCAATCCTTCGACTGATCTTCTCGACGAGCGTTCGGCCAGCCGCCTCTGCACCGCCCCAACGCCCGCCGGAACGGCTGCCCCGGCCAAGCCGCCGAGGCCCACCCGCATCATCATGTTTTTATAGTCAGGCGGCTTCGCCCCCGTGCTCCGTTCAATGCCTAGCGACGGGATGTCTACGCCAAGCAGTCCCTCAACCTTCTCCGCTCCCCACCTGAGGTCGTCGACTCTGTCGACCGGTCGAAGGGCCACGTTGAAGGCTTCTTCGATCGCGCCCTTCCCACCATTCATCAGGATTCTCTTGACCTTGGCGATCGCATTCGCGGCAACCTCGCCTCCGAATTTTGGAGCCAGCCCGGGGAGCATCTTCAGGATGATCGCTATACGTCCGGCCTCACCCGCGAACCCCGGTATGGTCTCGGTCAGTGTCCGGGCCACGAACGATTCATGCGGTTCGTTTGCCTTCATCAGCGGGTTGAACTTAGACATGTCCTCGCCGAAGCCACCCGCCAACCCACCGACGAACGCTGTGAGAATTCGCTCGGTGTTGCCTCTGGTGTCGGGAGTTCGTGCGCTGGTACGGGGCAACTCGGCGACTGGGATCCGCACTTCGTCTCCGGTTGCTGGGCCTATCCGGGGTGTCGCGAAGCCTTCAGTCCTCGCTTCGAGGCTGGTCATGGCGCGGCGTTCGGCAGCGCCGATCTGTTCTTGTTGCCGCCTCAAAGCTGCAAGCTCTTCGCCGCCCGCACGCGGAGGAAGCGTCTCTCCGGTTGTTGGTGTGAATTCTCTTGCGGGAGTTCCTCGTCGGCCGCGCGCCGCGCGCATGGTGGCGAGGTGTCCAGGTCGGCCCGTTGCGACGGGAGGAACGTCAGATGGGGGCGCCTCTGCCGCGAGAGTCTCGGGAGTCTCGGGAGTCTTTAGGGCCTCCACGCGCGCTCTGGCGCGTTGTATCCGGGCGAGCGCCTCCACGCGCGCTCTGGCGCGTTGTATCCGGGCCGGGTCTTGGATGGCCTGAACTGCCAACTCATAGCCCCATAGCTGCGCGAATATTTGCTTCCGTATCCGGCTGGCCCATCTCTTCCAGCAACTGAATCGCCTCCGGTCGGGTGAGTGTATCGCCTAAGACCCCCGACGGGGTTTGGCCGGGATCAAATGCGCCGGCTGATCCGGGTGACAGCCCGCCCGTACCGATGGCGGGTTGCCCCGCTGCGGTGCCGCCAGTGGGGGGTGGGAATGACGGGGTAACTTCACCCACACTGCTCCCTAGGAAGAATCGCTGGAGCCTTACAGCTAAGCTGTACGGATCGGTGTCTCCGGGCTGGAGACCAATGGCCGTCATTGCAGCCGGGTTCCCCTCAATTAAATCACGGATACTCTCCTGATTTCCGCCGAGCTGGGCGAGTAACCTAGCCACGTTGACCACTTCGGCGACAGTTGGCGAGAGAGTGCCTCCAGCCTGCGCTCTCGCCCTCGCCGCAAACGCATCTGCCTGATTTCCAAGGCTGATAAAGTAGCCGTCTCGTATACCTTGACTTTGGGCATCCATTCGTGCACTTGGCGTGGTGAGATCGATCTGACCACTAAGCTCTCTGATTTGCTCTCTCACCAAGTCGGCTTCCGCGAGCGTTAAGCCTGTCTCGGCCGCTTGTTCTTCGAGGCGGCCCGGAAGCATTGCAGTCAGCTCATTCGTCTCAGCGACCGTTTTGCCTATATCGGCTTCACTTTCGGCCTGCTGCGACAGCGCGGTGATGCGGGCGGTGACTGCGTTTTCGGCCGCGGTGAGATCTGCATTCGTCTGATGAATTCTCTCCAGCTCGATACGGAGAAGGTCACGTTTGCCTCGATCAACTTCTAAACGGATGTCCTCAGCCAACTCCCGCTCCCGCACCTCTATAGTAGCCCTGTTGTTTCGGATCCTTTCCTCAAGCGTGTCCAGCTTGATCTTCTCGTCGGCGGCACCCTCTAACGCCCGGAGTTCTGCGTTGATACGCGGGATGTCGATGTTCGCCAGAACGTCCTTTGTCCGGGCTCCACGAAGGAGAGCCTGCGCTTCTCGCTCTTTTGTCTGGGCCATAATCTCAGCGTTAGTGATCTGCCTGTCCTGCTCCGCCTTCGCCGCCGTGTGTGCGTCTACCTGACTCTGCCCACGCATCCGGCCCAGCTCGGTGAGGATCTCGAAGATCCCACGGTTGGCGTCGGGTGACTGCTCGATCCCTGATGCGGCCAGTGCTGACGGGTCCAATGGCGCATTGACGTCGGGGATTTGGCCGGTCGTGACATTGCCAATCCCGCCACGAATCTGCGACAGAACATTACGCAGCTTGTCCAGTCTTCCCTCTGGCCGGGCAGCCTGACCAATCCCGCCACGAAAAACCCCCGCGGGGCGGCCGCCCGGCCGTCCTCTGGACCTCCGCGGAAGCCCTATGGGGCCTCGTCGATCGTCTGGAATCTGCAGTGTGGGTCGCTGCCTCGGCGGCAGGTTCCAATGCGCCAACGGTGTATTAGCCAACGGCGCTACCCCCCTCAATTATTGTTTTTATCAAATTCGAAATCGTCGCCTTGTCCGCCGCATCGGCCTGCAGGTGTAAGTCGAGCAGGTCGACGACCATTCGCATCTGTGCCTCGGTGAGCCTGTTCGCGGCGTTGACCGCGTCGATACCGAGCGATTTGAGCTGGATTTCGTGGTTGGCGACGAACTCATCCCGCAGTCTGGCTTCGGTAGTGTCGAATTGATGCCGATATCTGTCCTCAACAGTGCCAAACTCATCCCGCAGTCTACCCTCCGTAGTTCCAAACTCATCCCGCAGTCTGTCCTCAACAGTTCCGAATTCATCCCGCAGTCTGGATTCCGTAGTTCCGAATTCATCCCGGAGTCTGCCCTCCGTAGTCCCAAACTGCTCCGCCTCTTGAGCCAGCCCGGCCTGAGCAATACGCTGCCTCGTGATCTCCCCTGCGAGAGCGATGGCCTCGGTCGAGCTGAGACCCGCTAATTGCAGCGCACCCGCGAGGGCTTCTTTTCTGTTCTGGTTCTGCTGTTCTAGGATTCCCAGCCGAAGTTTGGCTAACCCTTGTCCCCGCGCGATTTCAGTTTCTCGACCAATGCGGTCGAGATCGGACTCGACAACGCCGCCAAACACGTTTCCGGTGCCGCCTCGTTGTACTGCGTCCCCTCTCCGTATTCCGGCCGCCTGCTGGAGCGCCTCTATAAATTGTGACTCTTCGATCCCTCGCTGCTCCTCTGTGACGCCACCCTCTCCAAGGTTCCTCAGCAGATCAGTTAAGTGACTTTTGAGTGTTTGCTCATCAAGGAATCGGTTGGGGTCGGAGATGCCGCCATCAAAGGGAGCATCGATTTGTCCGGTCATCGAGCCCGCAGTGCGGTCTTCATATTCCGGTTGTCCGGTCTTAGGGTTCCACACAAAGAACCCGTAACCGGCGCCGATCTTGCGGTTTCTCCTGTGGAGCAACGAGACTAACTCGGCCGACATGAACTGTCGCTCGGCGTCTGTAGTCTTCGGGTCGTTGATTTCACCGATCAGATTGTTTATGTTGACGTCGATCTCTCCGCCATCACCGCCCACTCTAAAACTGGGGACATCTTGGCCCCTACTTTCGAGCCACTCAGCTAGCCTCTGCGCTTGCCTGACAGGGGTTTTCATGGCTGCCAAATCGAGCGGGGCTTCGAATTTCTCAGCTCCACCAGCTCCGGGATCTACGTCTGGGGGCGGTACCAGCCCCTGTCCAGCGCCTGATGGGACCGTGTCTTCATCGACCCCGGGCATAATAGACCGGGACGTCTGGTCTAGCTGACCCGGACCCGAAGGCCCAATTTCTTGCTCCCCACCGACTACGGGGACGGGCCCGACATCTTTAAAGAACACATCATCCCAACTAGGCTCACTAAGAGCCTGCTTGTCTGGAGTTGGGTTATAGGTCCCTTGCGGAGGCTGCTGACCGGGATAGTGCGCCCGCCTCCGGGCTCTAGTAAATCCTGGAGGCAATTGAATTGATTGCGCCTGTGCCATCAGTATCTCCGTGTAGGCGAGACGGGAGGCATGGGACTCCCCGATTGAAGCTGTCTACGCCTTAGTTCGTCACTCTCTGAGAGGAGGCCGGGGCGCTTCCCCAGCTCTGCGAGGCGAGCCGAGATCCTCGCTGACGCAGCCTCCGCTCCAGTATTCGGGAACATTTCCTCCACCCGGCCCCTAACCTCATCGACATTATCCATTGCCCTCGGGGCTGGGGTGAAGAGTCTTTCCATCTCCGTGTTCCTTATCGTTTCGCCAAGAGGTTGGCCCTCAAGCCGCGCGCGGAGTCGGGTGCGGAGCCTGTCGGCTTGGAACCTTGGGCTTCCGGTAATATTTTCGTCGTAGCTGTGGAGCTGCTGGTTTCGCAGCGTCGACACCAGAGACCGGATCTGAGCGATAAGCCGCCCCGCGTTGGACGCGCCCGCAGCTTGGAATTGGTTGCCGCCACTTCTATTAAGTGAGAATGCGAGGTCGTCGAGCGCATCGAGGCCGCTATCGACATCCATTCTCCCAGAGAACACGTCCTGCTGGATCTGCTGTGCGGCCCTCTCAAAGCCCACCTGATCAGCGGTCGCGAGTTCCTTCTGTCGGCCCTGCGGGGACTTTCTGAACATACTAAGGATTGGAGCGAGCTGTTGGATTACTGCCGGAAGCCCTTCTTTCCCACCACCCTCTTGTGGAGGTACAAAGGGTGGCGTTCCGCCTCCACCATCAGTACCCTGAGTACCCTGAGCACCCTGAGCACCCATAATGTCTTGAATGGTTTTCCAGATTGTAGCCCACTCCATTTCGACCCCCGTTCGTTGCTAAGTGTAAACCCGACTCAGCCCTTCTGGTATAGATTTCTGGCCTTCACGGCTTTCCGACTTGTTCGAATATGAAAGCATTCCAGCGTAAAGTTCCATGCCACCGGCACGCCCCGCAGTCTCCACGACAGAGATTCGAAGCGTGAGATATTTAGCCACGAGATCAATCGGGACGTACGCGTGGACGTTGGGACTGATCTCTCCCTCCTGCGTTGTCAGCCGCTCCCGGTCCACGTTGATAAGGGCCGTGCGGTAGCGGGCGGTGCCGTCCAGAGACCACTCCACTTTAAGGAGCGGTATGACGCCCGCGGCTTTGACCTGAGACTTAATCACAAAGCTTAAGCCGAGGAAGTGGATGTCGTCTCCCGGCGACGGGGTGTACATGACCCACTCGATCCGCTGGTCTGTAGGCGCCGAGCCGTTGATGTTTGCGTAGGTCACGGCGACCGCGTGGCTGGGCCACCAACCTCTAATCACGTTGGTATCGGGGCGAGCCCCGAACAGTTGACGAAAGTCTTTGGAGTATTCAGAGAACTCGTAGTTCCATCCCGGCGTGAACACCTCCCCGCTGGAGAGGTCGATCCCCATGTCGAGGTTGTTGTCACCGGCAGCGGACTTGCCGTAGTGGAGGTAGACGCAATTGTATCCAGAGTCGAAGGTAATCGTCGGTCCGTCGAGACCGGTGTTCCGCTCGATCTGGTCTAGCTCACCCTGGACTCCCGAGGCAAGACGTGTCAGCTGTCCGCTGATCGGGCTGTACCCCCACAGCTGTTTCTGATTACTGAGGATGATCCAACCGTCGGAGGTTTCGCATTTGGCGTGTGTGGAGAAAATCCCCATGTCCACCGATATATCTTCGACACTCACACCGGTCGCGATGTCGCCCACCATACGAAATATTTTGCTGCCGCCGAACACGTAGAGATCGCCGTGGGTGAATATGATCGCTTTAGCGTCATCGTTCGCACCGTCGAATGGCATGTCAAGGCTAAGTCCTGACGGGTACGCTTCCCAGTTTGCCTGTCCGGTAATGGCTTCGATCTTCGAGGCCCATATGGTAAGGCCGTCCATTGCCAGCAAGAACACCCGGGCCGGCGAGATTGCAATATCGCGCAGCGTGTCGATAGGCACGTCGTTGTCGCTGTCGAGCTGTCGACCCAGAGAGGCATCGGCGACGGTGTCGGTAAACGTCGTGGTGGAGTTGTCGGCAATCGATCCGGCGAGCAAATAACTGGTACCCGCCGAGGCGTGCCGGTACAGGTTCCTCGATGCCGTCCCGGCTGGGCCTGTGGGTATAGACGTCCAGTCGATCTGACCTCCGGACGCGACGACGGCGCTGGACGCGGCCGAGCCGTTGCCTTCATGGCCCTTGTCGTTTACAAACGTCACTTTTACGGTGTAAGTGGCGGCGGGCGGTTGCGCTCCCGTGCCGTCATCGGCGAGTGATGGCGCGGATCCGGGGGCGGTCACTCCGGCGCTTCTCACAGTTCCCGGCTGGATCCAGAACAGCCCGCCAACGGTGTCGGCGATCAGTATGTGTTCACGGAATCGGCCCCACGCGATAAGAGCCTGAGTGTCGGCGCCAAGAAGCGTGGCGTTAAGGACCGCCTCTGATCCCACTCCATTAATCGGTTGCTGAATACACTTTTGACCGCACACGTAGAACAGAATCGCGTAGTCGGCCGCACCGAACGGGTCGAAGTACGGGACGATGCACTTCATGTTCGTTGTGACTGTGGTGGACTTGCCGTTTGTGGCGACATTGCCTTCGATGATGCGGGCGTGTCCGTCCGCGATGCGCCAGCCGTTGAAGGTCGAGGCGCGACCCTGATTCATGAGCGGGTTTCCGCTTCTAAACGGTTTATAGAGACCACGGACGGGCGGGAACAGGGCCGCTTCCTGCGGTTGGGGTATTTGCCTGCGGCTCATACCACGTTCCCCCACCCTTCCATTTCAGCGAAGCGGTCATCCATCACCAGCGTCGGGCGTTCGTCCGGATTCCACGTCTCCTGACGGATCATGTTGTTGAAGGCCTTGTCGTACACTTCACCCACGCTCTGCGCCCCACCGCCGGTGCGGATCGCGGCGTTCGGGTCGATCATGGCTGCGGCCCCGTAAGCTAAAACGGTCAGGTGGTATCGGGCGTTGATTCCGGGGGTATCAAGGTCGCTGGTCAGCAGCGCAAGATCCTTCATATGGTAAATACGAAGAGTCTTGGCTGCCGCTGTTGCGTTCGGAACCGGATCGAACCACCACTCGTCTTTCCATCGGGCGTAGCGGGTCGGCGTATCCCCTGTTGTACCTTCGAACGCGCCGTCGGCTATACCCTCGGTGATGCCGCCCGGGTACTTGGTGACTTCGGCTTGATCTGAGGATTGAGGCTGAATGAGGATCTGGTGTTCAGCGATTATGGTGGACGTCACCGCGTACTTGAAGGTCCCGTTGACCAGCGCGACGTCTTCGTTGTTTTCGTGGAATCGGAATCGGCCAGCCGTGTTGATGCTTGCGAGAACGTCGTTTACAGCGTCGTCGATCGCAAACTCGTCATAGGCGTCATTGCGGATTATTCCGCGAACGCGGTCCCGGATCTCGATAAGTCTCAATATTCATAAACTCCTATCCAGGATTGGCTGAGGCCCGCGCCGCCGCTTCAGGCTCGGTGACTTTTCGTGAGATCGGAACATCTCCGGCCACGTCGCTTCCGATAACAGGGTACCGATCGCTTTGATAGACCTTCGGGTGTCCGGGGTGCTGCTCATCCATGATGCCGAGCCGTAAACACTCGTCACGGTCGCCACTAAGGAAAGCGATCACACGGGCGTCGTCAGTAAAGAGTCGTCCGGCCACAAACTGCACGGTCACACCCGGCATGAGAATCGACTCTGTCAGCCCGGGGCCGATAGGTACGAGCTGCCGATGACTTCGCATCACAATCACCGTCAGGCCCGGAGACCTCGGTGATAAGAACATGACACGCTTGGGAGCGCGATAGTTCGGCGGCGTAAACGTGCTTTCTTCCACGCCTAGCGGCTGTGCGCCCGCCTTCTCCAGCAACAGCATGAGGCTGTCGACTCGCTCGCTGAGTTCTTCTACGGTCGGAGCGGTGGTGCCTACAGAGGCGGATTGGTCGGGGTGTTTGAATCGGACGTGCGACTTCAGTCCGCCTGAATTCTTGAACGGAGCGTGGTCGCAATAATCGCAAGAGAGGGAGGGGGCCTTAGCCCCCTCAGCTGCGCCGTTAGGCTGCATATCCAGTCACTCCAGAGATAACACCGTGCGCCTTCTCCAGCCCGAGCTGGTGTCCACAGGCGGTGCGGTATTCATCTTGAATGGACGACACGGAATCGGCCTGGGTGTTGACGTGTAACTTCGTGTCTAGCCCGTCCATGAAGCGGTAGCTCGTAAATTGCGGATCCACAACGAATCCGTATTTCTGGAACTCCGTGAAATCCTTCAGGAGCCAATGCCGGATGATCTTCAGCTCACCATGAGCTGAGACATAGGTACCGATCTTAACGCCAAACGATTTCTCGTTGGACGTGATCCGGAGTGCGCCCTTCGCCCATGAGTTGATCGCGGCGATCAGAATGGGAGAGAAGAACGCCAGCTTCGTGTCGAGCGGAATTTCCGGCTGATACCGGAACACGTCGACAAGGAAGCTGTCGGTGAAGTCCGACTCACTGAGAACGCCACCGGCGGCAAGGACGTTAGTGCTGATCTCGTTGATCAGCCCGCCCGTACCTCGGAGCGTCTGCGTGCCGGAGGTCTGCTCGAACGCATCACCGAAAAGAAACGCCTGCTCGATCGAACGCTTGTGTTCGATTGCAGCCAGCATCCTTTTCTTGGTCCGGTCGGGTCCGCCGTAAGACTTCGTGGCGTTCTGTATCTCGGTGAGTATCACCGGGTCCTTGAAGATCTGGATATAACCAGTCTTCGTGACCTGCTCGGTGTGACGGTAGGACGGGATGTCGGATCCCTCCTGCACCGCCTGCCCGATGATTACGAACTGCTCGCCTGTCGCGATGTCGTCGGCAGCAACCGAGCCCATTGACCGCTGAACAGTCAGTGCGTCTGTTGATTTGGACGTGACATGGATCGACTCCCCGTTGGGAGCGATCAGTACGTCGTTCGGCCGGACATACCCACCCTCGTTTGTGGTGAGGTTGATCGTGGTCCCTGTACCGGAACCACCCGAGTCGGTGACGGTATTGGGCGACAGTTCATCCTGTAGCCACTCGAACGTGGGGTTGAATGCGACTTTCTTTGCGCCCATGCCCGCCTGATACGAGATCAGTGGAGCGGCGTTGGGCTGAAGCAGGAGTATCCGTTCAGAGACGTCGCGTACATTGACGTTCTCTGTGCCGGTGACCAGCTTGGTTCCGCGTGTTCCTGTGTTGACAGTTGCCATGGGTAAAGTTCCTCTTAGCTGAAGGCCTTTTGAATCCTTTCGGCGCGATCAAGTACGCCATCAAATTCGTCACCACCCCCGCCATCGGCCTTCGAGGTGACTGCGGTCCCTTTTCCCCCCATACCCGCGGCTTTCTTCATCGCGCTCTGGTTGGCTTTGGACGCAGCAGCGTTGGCCCTCTTGGCGTAGAACTTCGGCCGTTTCGCCTTAACCAGCTCCCATGCGTCCCCCAGCGGATCGGCAGATCCACCGATGTAGGGATTTTCAACAAGGAACTTGTTAAGAACAGCCGTGTCCTGATCCGGGATAAACCCGGTGCCAGGACGGATGGCAAACTCGTTGACGATAGCGTCATCCTTCATCCCTTCGACCATCTGGACGTAAGGTTTCATCGCCTCTTGGATCGCGTCGCGTGTAGATTTCGCGCTTACAGCAGTCAGTGAGCCCTGCGGATTAAGCAGGAATTCCTTGAGGAACTTTTCGGTTTCGGCTGGAGTCGCTGTCGAGCCTGCCGGCCTTCCAGCGGCGGCTGCCGCTAATTGAGGTCCGAGGGCTGAGAGCTTCGCTTCCATCGCGTCAATCCGGGGGTCCGATACTGAGGCCTCCGCCCTTCCCTTCTGAAGCTCCGCCACTTCCTGGACACTCTCAATACCGAGCTTCCGCAATGCAGTCGCGGTCGCGTCGGTTGATACCGATGCTCCATCACTTTCGCCGTCAACGTCGCTGGCCGTGTCGGGGGCCGCCACATCTCCGTCGCCTGAACCTTCGCCGCTTCCCTGATCGCTATCGCCGAACAGGGCCTCGTCTTCCTCTGAAGGAACTAACGTATCGGTTGCGGTTCCATCCATTTCGTCTGCCATAGTGTCTCCCTTTTAACTGAAGTGTGTGGGGTGAGTCAATTTATTCCTCGACATCGATAGGCATATCGCCTCTGGCTTGGGCCTGAACAAGCTCCCATTCTAGGACGATACCCTCCCCTTGTTCGGGGAGGGTTTGAATGTTGCTGAGGGTCTTGAGGCTGGCACGCAGACCGAGGCATCGGTCGGTAAATTCTTCGCGGGTTTCCTCCGGCGTCGGCACTTCTAATTGCTGTAAAGCGATCCGGCGCTTGAGTCCGATAACCTCAGAGAGAACCCGCCACGTCTCCTTGTCCACCCGCATCAATCGGCCCGCCAACTCCGGCGGGAATGCCAGATTCGCCTTGAACTGGGCCAGCTCCTCCGAATAATCCGCCGCTTCCTTCTGGGCCGGGTTGTCCATTTGCAGCTCCAAACATAGAGTTTTGACCAGCCTGAAGCGCCTGAGTCCGGGACGCGATCATCTTGCTGGTGTGTTGTTGAATATGCGACTCATGCCTGGAGCGAGCCTCCTCATCCCAGTTGTTAATCTCGCCGTTCTCGATAGGCCGGGTATGGATCGCCAGATGGATCCGGTCATTACCCACCACCTCGACGGGCTGGCCCTGACGCAACGCGACATTCTCGCCCTCGGCCAGCTGGGCGTCCTCAGCCTCAGGCAGGGGACCTTCCTTCTGGAGCAGGAACTCTCCGGGGTTTCGGATGTCGTGAGCGGCAAATGTCTCGCTCCAGTACCGGGTCTGGTCGATGACCTGCGGTGCCCGCATCACCCGATCCAGCAGGGATGCCAGCGATTCTCTGCGTGAGATCTGGTCCAGCGGGACCGTCGATCCGGGCTCGATGATCAGGTCGCACTGGCACAGGATCTCTTCGATATTGACGTGCCGCATCTCATAGCCTTTCGGGCCGGAAATGAAAATCTGTTTATCCCTCGGCATGTAGACCATGTTGTAGGCGTGGGCGGTATTGACCAGACGACGAAGCGGCCCCGCCTCAAAAGTAGCCAGCTTCAGGGCGAAGCGGGCGTTCGCTTCCCTCACGATAGTGGAGACTCCGGTCGCGGTGTCGGCCAGCCGCGACTTGGTCTTCACACCCACGATGAAGTCGCTAATCCCGTTCACAAACTGGAGTTCTTCCTTGGTGACAAGGATCTCCCGCTCACTGGACTGGCCGATGTCGGGGAAGTCCAGCACCCTGACCGCCTTGTCGACGTTGTCGGTGAGAATGACATTTCCGGGCGACATGAACAGGTTCGAGAAGTCTGTCTGGGAGAAGCGGTCGGCTAAAATAACCCGGTTCATCATCAGGGCGATGTTGTCCATCCGGGCGTTGGTCAGCGCATTGAGCTTCTCAGGCAGCCCCGCCATCTGATCGATCGTGCTCATGCCGATCGGCTCACTGACCGCAGGCATCAATGTGACGTTGAATATGGGCTTTTCCTGAAGGGGGTTCGGGTTGTCACCGCTGCGGGCAAGGTGCTGCCGGTTTAATACGGCGTGAACCTGTCCGTCTTCCAGTACCCAGAGACATTCGTGCTTGCCGTATCCGTGGACACCGAGGTTGCCCTGGAACTTGGCGAGTTCGTCGCGCTCGAATTTACCGGAACCTTCGTCTGAGAACCGCTGCCCTGAGAGGTTGTCTTCGAGGTAGTCGAGCGTGTCGGGATAGAAGACTCCGGCATCGACCCGAGCCCGGATGTCCTGAGCCGAATACCACTCCCGATATTCATACCAGTCCCCGTCCTCGAACTTCTCGACGCCGGGCTGATGGAAGCTGTCGAAGCAGTCGATCAGGCGGCACCAGAAGTCGTCGTAAGTGGTCTGGTTTTCCGCGACCACCTCTTCTTCTCCGGTTTCTTCGTCCACCCTCCGTGCGAACACCCTCTTTTCTTCCTGCCGCCAGAACCCCAGAAGCGGGCTGAATCCGTACAGGGAGTGCTGCCGCAGCCAGAGGATCTGGAGCTGGATAAAGCTCATGCGGTCGAAGGTATAAAACAGGAGATCCTGTATCGCATCGCCCTTAACGCGGGCTCCGGGATTCCTTGGAAACGCCTTGATGCGCGGTAGCCGGCCGGCGAGGCGGGGCATTTCACTTTCGACAATGGCCCACGGATACGGGACAAACAGGTTGGCGCGAGCGCGGAGTTTCTTGCCCAGTCGGTTCTTTAAGGGCTTCGCTATTGACCTGTACTTCCGGTAGCTGGCGATCATCCGTGGGTAATGGAGGCTCATTTCATCACGGGACTCACGAAACCGTTCCAGTGTTTGGGTGACAATGTCGTCCTTCTCAGACTGGGTGCGGTCATAGAGAGGCGTGAACGCGGGCGGGGCGAAGCCTGTTATCGGATCGGTCGGGTCCGAGCTGCGCTGGTATTCCTCTTCCTGCTGGAAGCCCGCCTCTTCGACGGGGACATGCGGGTCTACTTCAAAGATTTTCATCGGTGCCTCCTAGTAGCCAGTCCCCTCAAACTGTTCTTCAGCAAAGTCCGGCAGACCAATCTCGTCGCCGGTATTTTGCTCGATTGGCGGGGTCATGTCCATGACATACGCGAGAGCGTCGGCCAGATCTCGAAATTTTGTTGCCGGAAGATTCTTCAGCAATCGGATCAGATCCCGGCAGCGACGGTGGATCCGGATCTTGTTGAACTGGAATAAAATCTGTATTCGCTTAATGTGACGCTCCTTGGCTTCCGGGCCGCCCTGGGTGTCGGGAGCGAGGTCGCGGATCCCGAAATGGTAGTCCAGTTGCGTCATCCGAACACGGAGCGCGTAGGCCAGCGACTTCCGGGTATTCTGCTCCATCCCGAACATGCCCACCCGATCATATTGGGTTGAAATAAGTTTGTGCTGCCGGATGCAGAGATCGACGAATTCACCCGTATCGGCCTTCTTCTTGACCGCCTGATCGACCCACCACATCCCGGTGGCGTCCTGAGCCACGCTCACCACGGCAGTCGACGAGCTGCCTTTCTTCTTCGACTCGGCTGGATCCACCGCCAGATACCAGTTGCACTCACGATAATGCTCCCCTATCGGCCGGTCAAATTCTTCGGCAAACTGCTCGTCGTCGTAGAGGCAGGCTTCGATGCTTGACGGGTTGAACCATGAATTGATCGGATCGGTCGGGTTGTTCAGGTAATGGCAGGAAAACCCGTATGGCCCTTTGGCCCGAAGGGTGCGGGCCTCCTTCTCTGCGGTCCATATCTCCGGGTAGATGTACTCCCCATCTTCCTTCAGCTCCCGCACCGACACGTCGAAGTCGCAGGTACAGTTAGGGGCGTGGCTGAGAAACTGGCCGTCGTCTGTCTTGCAGTGGGGGTCGCAGAAGGTATCGATGATGTGCTGCCAGCAGTCGAGCGGGTTCCATCGGGTGCCGATACACCAGAGTTCGCCATGCTCTTTGTCGAGCAGGTCGACATAGGCTTCGAAACGCCTGATGGGCGACTCCAGCGATTCCGGCGTGGCAAACTCCCCTGAGTTATCCTCACACACCAGATCGTCAGCCACGATCCGGTCGAAGTGATTCCCCGCCTCGCTCACCCCGCAACCGGACGCGGTAAACGTAGCCTCCTTGATTGACGTATCGGTGCGGGTGAGCAGGTCGAGCTGGAAGGCGTTGTTGCGGTGCTGCCGGTTACTGGAGGTGGGCAGGAGGTTGCCGAAGCGGGCCTGAACCTGCGCGCTCGCCAGCTTACCCTTAATAGCGCCGAGGAACAGTGCGCTCTTATCCCGCACCCCGTGGTCGATCATGATCCGCATGTTGGGGTCTTTGACGGCGGATCGCAGGTCCTCACCGATCGTGATCGTGTGCGATTTTACGGTCTCTCTCGGCACCAGCATCAACTTCCACATCCACTTCTTGTCGGTAATGAAGTCGATCATTTCGTGTTGGAGTGCGCCCACGCGGCGCTGGTACTCGGGGGGCGTAATGACTTCGGTAAACCATGCGTGAGGATCGTTGAGAACCCGGTCACAGTCGGCAGCCACGCTATCGATTTCTCGCTTCCGCTTCCGGGCGGCACGCACGACATCGGCCTCAGGCACGCCTGTTGCCTGGGCGATCTCTTTGATCAGATCGTCAGCGTGCGTCGGCATCTAGGGTGGTGTGGTATTGCCGTGAACTCTGAGACTGACGTGGGGCCAGCTCCGTGCGGGCGCGGTGGTGGTGGCGACCTGAAGTAAGTACGTGCCGTTCTCGTCGAAGTCCCCTGCAACCGACTTCACCGAGAGCTGCCCGGTGGTCGCATCCACAACGGTCCGGCTGGACGTCATCGCCACGGTGCCGCCGTCGGGCCGGGTCAGGCTAAAGGTGAACTGCGAGGCGCTCCATCCGGCCAGACTTTCGCCCATAATCAGCGTAATCGTTCGGACGTCGCCTTGGTGAAACTTCCTCGGGTTTACTTCGATAGACATAAGAAGGGTTTAACGTGTTCTGGGGTTGGGGTCAAGGAAGATCGTTGACATTCTACGGAATTCAGGCTATCAAGTGTTCGTGTGTAACTCCTTGTGCGGGGGCCGACGCCCCAGTGATTCTCATGAATCGACGTTGGCCCCTGAGGATATACTCCAGTCTCCTTCCATCGTTGACCGATGATTAAGAGCGGCGCTCGCAGGTGTCGCTCTTTTTTACTGAGGACCCATGATTCACGTCAAGCAAGGCAAGCGCGGAGCCACCATCAAGGTCATCCACCCCCAGATACTACTCGGACTGATACAGGTTGACGCGGTATTTTCCGCCACGGGTGACACCTGTACGATCACGGGGTTTCAGCGACCACCCCGGCGTGGGAAACCCAGCCTGCACCCCGACGGGTGGGCCTTCGATCTCAGGGCCAACCACCTGACCCATGTCGCTCGCAAAATGATTAAAAAATCGCTCGAACTGGCCCTAGGTGAAACTTGGGACGTCATTCTGCACGGGAAAGGCCTCAATATACACTATCATTGCGAATATCAACCCAAGCCGGCCGACTTGCCGGCCCCTCGATAAGGAGAATCAAATGTCAGCGAAAAGCATATTTGTGAGCAAGACTTTCTGGTTTAATCTACTGAGTATCGCAGTGACAATTGGCGGCATTCTGCCCGACCAGCTGGCCGTTCCGATTGTTGCGGTTGCGAATATCGGGCTGCGGATAATTTCCGGTCAGCCTGTTAAATTCTGGGGCAGCGAGTAAGATCTGGGAGAAAATGAAACAGCCCTCATTTCGACAGTTGATCGCACATCCCGAACATCCGTTGTGGGATTTGCTCCAGTTTGTCGCGGTAATCTGCGGCTTGGTGCTGATTTTGCTTCTGACAGCATCGAGTTTTGATGAGACGGAGTTGAAGACGATCGGGGCGATGGTGATTGTGACGGTCCTTGTCCCGGCGCTAAAGAGGACACTGAGGAGATGAATCACCACACCACGCTGAATCATGCCGGTAGTGTTACTGATTGCCCTTACATGATTTGCCAATATGGAGACTCAATGCTGACTCTTCAACTCAATTACCCTGATGGACACTCTGAGATTGTCCATGTAAAGGAAGCGATCCGCATGGAGTTATGCGCCTATTGCGACGAACCGATGCAGGTTGAATTACCTCAAATTAAATATTATTGTAAAGATTCTCACCGTAACCGCGTTGGTTCCGGCCTTAAAAAGAACGCTTAAAAAATGATAACGGCGACGTGCTTGTTGATTGGATACGCCGCCGCGCTTATCTCTCTCTTTTTTCTGGCGATTGCTTCGTCGATCTTTTCGTTTTGCATTCTGGAGTGGAAGGCGAAAAGACAGCTGCGAAAACAGTGGAAGACAAACAAGGGGGCACCATGAATTTCGGGTCTATTATGAAGAAAATCGGTCAGGGAGCACTCATTGGCGGAAAAATGGTGCTCAACGCCAACCCAGCCACAGCCATGATCGGTCCTCTGGTCGATCTGGCGGAAAATAAGATCACCGGGCGCCATCAGGGCGAAGCGAAGATGGATTTCGTCCTCAAGGCGATTGAGCCTGCGCTTCGGGAGCTGGACAGCAACGATACCGTCGAATGGGGCGTCAAAGACTGGGACATGCTGATTATGGCCGTCAAAAGGTCCGTCACGCTGGTCGTGGAAGCCCGTAAAATTGAAGCCCTCGTCGATAAGGCGACCACATGGGGAGACGGCGAATAGCCCTGCCCCACAAAATAAGCAGCCCTAATGCCAAAAATGGCGCTGTATTACCCCTCAGTCCCGCATATTCACTATTCATTGAATACCTGCATTTTCAGCGACTTAATCGATTAATATTCATGAATACTCTTTAGAATCAACATTATTCATTTCTGAGTGCATATTCATCCCTGTCAAGGGGTTTCCTTCCCCGTAACCCACTGAAAACACTCGATTCAGGTAGAAATCGTATAAAAAGCCGGGATTTGCCTGTATGGTTCCCTTCCCCCCTCCACTCTGCCGAAGGCCAGATTCCCTCATGAGGGTGTTCCTCACCCGGTCTTCATACAACCTGCCCCAGGCATGAATCAGTATCCCAAAAAAAATACGTGTTTCAGGAGTGGTTGTGTCCCTACACCTGCCAACAAGCGTTATGGGGGGTGGGGGTTACAGGATGCGCTCGTCCTGATCATGTGACGATTGAAACGGCTCACACAGTGAGCCAGTGATTTACAGCGATTGGTAACCATTCAACAAGGGAGACCACATGGA